GTCTATTAGAATTGACGGAACTAATACCGCCGCAAATCCAGGTATTACGGGAGCAGACGCCGACACAGGTCTGCAATTTGGAACAGATGAAGTCAGTATTGTTACTGGTGGGACGGATCGGGTAAAGGTTGACAGCTCGGGAAATGTTGGCATTGGAACATCGTCGCCTATTGGATTTGGACCAACCTTGCAAGTTGCTGGAACAGATCCAGCATTTATAATGCAGGATACGGCAACAGCTGTTGATTATTTTGGTACAAATATCACTGCTGGTTTTGTAACAAATTGGTATGACGATGCAGCAGCTTGGCGGATTGGTACGGCAACTGGAGTTGCTGGCAGTGGCTATAGTGAAAAATTACGAATCGAAAGCTCGGGTAAAGTTATTGTTAGTTCTACTACTTACACCAATCACAACTCTTCACAGTTTTTAGCAGTCGGCGACGGCATTACCGCCCCAATGACAACCCTTGCGCCTACAACTTTGAGTTACACCAATATTTTCTTTAGAAATCCAAATGGCAATGTAGGTTCAATTACAACCAATGGGACAGCAACCTCTTACAGCACTTCTTCTGATTACCGTCTAAAAGAAAACGTCGTTGACATTGCTGACGGCATCACTCGCGTTAAGCAACTTCAACCAAAACGTTTTAATTTTATTACTGACAACACAACAACTGTTGACGGTTTTATTGCTCATGAAGCGCAGGTTGTAGTGCCTGAAGCTGTGATTGGTACAAAGGATGCAACTAAAGAAGAAGAGTATGAAGTAACACCAGCTGTACTAAATGATGATGGGGAGCAAATAACACCAGCTGTTATGGGTACGCGGACAGTACCTGATCATCAAGGCATCGATCAGTCCAAATTCGTTCCGCTACTAACGGCAGCATTACAGGAAGCAATCGCAAAGATCGAAACCCTTGAAACACAAAACGCCTCCCTTGAGGCTCGACTTACCGCACTTGAAGGAGGTGCTGAATAATGCCTATTAAATTAAACGGGGCAACGTCTGGTTCGGTTGAACTGGATGTGCCCGCAGTTGTAGGTAGTGATCTACAGCTAACACTGCCAGCCACGGCTGGTACTGCACTTGTGGCACCTGGAAGCACATCAATTACTGTTCCGTCTGTCAATGGAACGCTTGATCGTCTTGAGCGTGCTGGCAATATTTTGCAGGTTGTTCAAGGCAGCACGTCTACAGAAGTTGCTGTTGGAACAACGACATTTACCGACACTACCCTTTCAGCATCAATAACCCCCTCAAGTTCGTCAAATAAAATTTTGGTTATAGTTAATCAAATGTATTTTATTTCTAGAAGTATTGATGGTCAGGGTGGTGGCATAAGAATTTTAAGAGATTCGACAGTAATCCACGCACCTACGACTAACGGTCAAGGTCCGTATGAAATTTTCATTAACGGGGCAGCTAGTGCTTACGAAAGAAATACAATAACAAAGCTAGATTCTCCTGCTACAACAAGTTCTATTACATACAAAACTCAAGGCAGACCATTTACGGTTGATAATAATGGGTCAATATCTTTCAATGTCAATAATGGTACTAATGTTACTAATGCTACTTCCTACATTACATTAGTTGAGGTAGCAGTATGAATTTTCGTATTTCTGATGCACTTTTCTCACTTCGTCCTGGTGCTGAATTTGTCATTCGTGGTGGTGTAATTGATTTCTATCAACACAATGATCCACAACCCACCGCTGACGAGCTACAGGCTGAGATTGCTCGTCTTGAAGCTGCACAACCAATGGTTGAACTACGCCAACAACGCAACCGTCTAATCGCTGAAACCGATTACCTCGCGTTATCTGACGCAACACTTACTGACGAGATGTCAACGTATCGTCAAGCTTTGCGGGATCTACCTGCAAACACTACTGATCCAGCCAACCCTGTTTGGCCTACTAAACCGGGAGCATAAATATGAGTACAATTAAAGTAAACAATATCGTCCCACCTAATGTAGGTGAGGGCGTCAGTATTGACGGCTTGCAGATGCCAACTGCTGGGGCGTTTAGTAACAGGAACCTTCTAATTAATGGATCGATGCTGGTAGCACAAAGATCTACTGCAGCAGTGTCTAATATAGAGGCTTTTAATTCCAATCCTAATTATGACACCGTTGATCGGTGGGGTTTTTGGGCTTCAAGTGCTGCCGCCTTTACATCGCAGCAGGTTGTAGATGCGCCTCCTGGGCATTACAACAGCCTAGAAATTACTTCAACGTCTGCCCATGTCTTTGGCGTTAATCACGGTTTTACCGTGACTCAAAGAATTGAAGCGCAAAATCTTTATGGAACAGAAATCGGGACAGCAGCCGCTAAAACTTACACCTTTAGCTTTTGGGTTAAGTCAAGCGTTACGGGAACATTTTCTTTTTATGCCCTGAACGGCTCTTTTAGCAAAAGCCTTATCTCGGACTACACGATTAACGTTGCAGATACTTGGGAGTATAAAACAATAAGTATTCCAGCCCCGACTGACGCACTTTTCGCTGGCATTGAAAATGCACGCCAACTGGAAGTTGGATTCTCGTTAGGTGCTGGAAGCACTTTCCAAACTTCAACCTTAGGCACTTGGGAAACTGATAGCTTCCAAATTGACTCGACTACTTCAACAAAATTTCTTGAGACAGATGGTGCGACAATTCAATTCACAGGAGTTCAACTTGAGGTTGGAGACAAGGCCACCCCGTTTGAACACGAGAGCTATGGTCAGACCTTGGCTAAGTGTCAGAGATACTTTCAAAAGTCCTATAACATAGACGTCAATCCTGGCACAAATGCTGAACCAGGTGCAATTACACATTATGGTTCTACTGATAACGGCGGAAACATAGTTTTTCAAACGGATTTTAGGTGTGAAATGCGGGCATTGCCAACGATTATTTGGTATAATCGGTTTGACGGGACTCAAGGAACCATTCAGACAGCGCGCAGCGGATCTTCTGCCAGTCCTAGTAGCTTTACCTACAGAAACAGTACACGCGGAACATGTGGTTATGGAGTTGCAGGCGCAAGCCCTGCATCATTTGTAAGTGCGCACGTTGAAGCCCATTACACTGCAAGTGCAGAACTTTAAGGAGAAAAAATGTCTTACAAAAAAGCACCATTGTTTAACGGCGAGGATACAAAAATAATTATCCGCCTTGCCGATACAGCAAACATACCAACTGACCCCGCCAACACCGACTATCAAGAATATCTCGAATGGCTAGCCGAAGGCAACGAACCACTACCCGCTGACTAAACACAAACACTTTATTAATTAATACAATGATTACCCTTATCCGACCACTACTATTTGCATTCTTACAATCTGATCGTGTTAAAGCACTTATTGTAGAAATGCTAGAGAAACTGTGTGAGTCAACCGATAATGATATCGATGACAAAGCAGTTGAATTTATCCGTAACGGTTTATTCCCGGTCAAGAAATGAACCTTGTACCTATTGTCTCACTTAAATAATGGAAACAGCAGTTACTGCTCTTATCGCTTTGATTGGTGGTGGGGCGGCTTTAAATAACAGATTACACAACAGAATAAATAACGTGCATGACCGCATTAGTGGTCTTGACAGGCGTATTGACGCTATTGAATTAAGTGTAGCGCAAGACTACGTATCTAAAGCTGACCTATCAGTAATGGTCCAACGTATGGAAGACCATATGGTACGTATCGAAAACAAATTAGATCAAATTGTATTGAGGAATTAATCATGCCAAGAGGCGGACAAGAATCTAACATCGAGCGGATGAAAAGAAAAACGCTAGAACAGCGTGGTGGTGACCCTAATAAAAGGGGTTATTCTGAAAACCCTTATCGTTATCAGTTGCCAAAACAAGCTAAGGGTAAAACAAACCCTGTTAACGAAGCATGACAAACAAGAAAGCAACTGAAGACCAGTTCAATGAGTTGCATAATCTTGTTACAAAGGAATTCCTTGCCCGTATTAAATCGGGTGAGGCTTCCACACAAGATCTAAAAGCAGCTTGTGATTGGTTAGCAAAGAATGATATCAGTGGTGTCGCCTTTGAAGGTAGCCCACTAGATAAGCTAGTTAGTATCATGCCAACTGTTGACCCTGAACTTGTACAACGGAGACTTTATGGCTCGAAAGTCTAATCATAGCGGACCTAAATACGCTAATGGTAATTATAAATCATATCAAAAGAAATATGATTCAAGTTCA